GCCTTCATCTCATCGTCATCTTCATAGTCTTCATCTTCCTCATCCGCTTCGATGGCAAGATAAGCCCTATAGGCTCTTTCGGCAGATGCGCGAGATGTGTACACACACTCACCATCTCCGATGCGATATTTTCCGTTGCTGCATTGTTCTACTGGCATTGTATTATCGTTTGGGTATTAGTCTACCTTGTCCGTCTCTTTTGTTCTCAAAACCAAGTACGCACCTGCAATTTATCGTGAACGCTGCCGGTGCTGCCGGGTCTAATGGACATTCAGCCACAGCCATGATACCATTGGTTCGTCCCATCTGTTGGAAGTCTTCGTACATCTCAATGACCTTGCCATCAAGAAGCGCATGGTCATACTGATCCTTCTCGCTATATCTACGGGTCCTGAAGTCTATGGCAGATATCCACTCTTTTGTCACCACATAGTTCTGAAGCTTTGCCGCCTCCAGTGCTGCCAGGTTGGCCGCTCTGTTGCTCTCCGTTCGTGTGATAGCAAGAGCCCTGACAGGTGATGCAATCTCCTGCTCAATCTGTTCTGCAGTCTCAAAGAAGGTCAGCTGTTCTGTAGTGCTTTGGGTCAGGATATTCAGAATGCGCTCCTTTGTCGTATTCTCCACTAAAGTGAGCAGCTCAAGAGCCTGTCGGGTCAGTATCTCAGTAATCGTCAGCAGAAAATTGGCGTTGAAGAATCCTATCTTTTGCCCCTTCTTTAGCTCTCTGTTTACCATCATGCCAAATTCATTGGCTACCTGCTTATGCATTTGGTTGACTGCCGTTAGCAGCTGCTCATTGACAAGCTTCAGCGACTTATAGGCTTGCTGAAAGCCGACATCTTCAGCCTCACGGATGAGACGCTTTGCCTCATCCGTCAATGCCTTCTGAACCCTTGGCAGGAATTTATCTTCATGCCTCTTCAGAAGCTGGTGCCATCTCCTCCAGTATGATCTTCTTTGCTTCGATGTCATTGATAAGCCTTTGCCTATATGCTTCTCGCGCAGCATTGCGCATGTTATACTCTGTCTTGCAAGTGCGTTCTGTCGGAATCTTTGGGAACCGCTGGAATACCAGCACATTCACTGCCGCCAGTTCGTCTCTTGTCATAGCTCGCCCAAGTTTTCGCCTCCTGTCAAGTCCATAGCCGCCTGGTCAATGGGTATCATGCCCTGAGCAATGTATGCTGATTCAAAGCTGCCACCCTTCGGCTCATAGTTCATGGCCACTCTCTTCTCGTCAAATGTCAACCAGTCGGCTGCCCTCAGGCCGTTCACCATCTTCTCCATATCCCTCTGCAGTTCAGGCAGAGCCATGATGTCAAAGTCGATGAATACGTTCTTATCGCCCATCCTCGGCACCAGCCACCTGTTTAGCTCATCCCGGAGCTGCGCGCACATGGGCACGATCGTGTTAGTCACCAGGTCACGCAGTGCGTTCTGATAGTTGTTGTCAGCCATGTTGTCGGCAGAGAACAGAACCACAGGCATGCTAAACACCCGGCACCATTGCTCAAGGCTGAACTTCAATGTATCAACCAGGGCCATCTCTGATGATGTCAGACCAAAGTTCAGGAACTCCCAAGGAGTCTGCAGCATAGCTACCTGACCATACCGGTCATTGTTGTTCACCCGATCCGTCAATGCCCTCTGCATGTTGGCTGCTGTCTTCTCATCTACGAGTGGTATCTGGTTCCCTACAGCCTTCGGCACCAGCGCACCCTTTGCGCCTCCGTTGGCCATAAGCTTAGCGGCTGCCAGGCTGGCTTCTTTACCCATCAGGTAGTTGTTCCAAGCTGACTTTATGGGAGATACCCCGCGCAAATGCACACGAGTCACGCTGTCGAATTGTGGGTTCCAGCTCTTCCACTGCAATACATCACTCTTCTGCAGGGCTATATTGCCAGTGGCAGATGTCAGGTACCAGCCGGCAATACCGAACAAGTCATTGGGGTCTGCAACAATGTCCATGAACTGGCTCGGCATTATGAGCAGCTCTGTAAACTGACCTTCATCCACACTGCCATCATTGCCCCACATGATACCTTCGCCCGTCAGGAAGCGCATGCCGAACAGCTGTTCAAAGAACTGGTCTTGTCCCTGATAGCCGTTGGGCTTCTTTAGAAGTGCAGCCGTGGGGGAATTGTCAACTATCATCTCCTCGTCATACGCTGCCTTCCTCTCCGCAATGGCCCTATCAAGCGCGCCCGGATGACCCAAGCCTTTCGTCAATTGCTTGTATCTCTCAAGGCTGATACGGGCCTTTGTGCCCGTCTTCTTCTCATACACATACCAAGGAATAGAGGCAGCCTTCCGCGCAAGGAAGCTGACAATGGCATAGACATCCGCATTATCCTCATATGCCTGAGTGTACTTCTTTGAGTCGAACTGTGTAAGTATCTGCCCCTGGTTGACAGGAACAATGCCATAGTTGGCAGTGTTCGGATTCAGGCCTTTTCTTCTCAGGATGCGGTCAATTATGCTCATAGTACGCCCCAGGTGAGCCTGGGCTGTTTTAGTTTAGAAAATACGGCATATCGCATAGCATCAACAAGGTGATCGTCCATCTTCACAGGTTCCTTGTCTATCACCTTGCCATTCATGTCAGTCTTCCACTTATATTTTCTCAACTCATTCAACAGGTTGCTGGATGATGCCGTTACGTACAAAGGTAATGACTTCACTTTCATGATGCCTGCATACACATCCTTGTCGGCGGGCTTAACATTTAGCCCTGCACGATACAGCTCTTCGATGGTCTTTGGCTCTGCCGCATCGCAATAAATCTCTGCCATGTGGTCTAATACCTTGTCGGGTATGATCTCTATCAATTCCCCAGTAGTTATACCCGATTGGTAGTAAATCTCATGCACATAGATGCACTCGTCAGCCAACGTAACGCGCACCATTGCAGTCGGGTTGCGATACCCAAAGTCAAGGCCATAGAAGACCTCACCCTGTGGCACTGAGTCCACAATCTTGAAGTGTGTGTATATCTGCTCCTGACTGGCTCCCCTCTCACCTAAGCCAAAGACCTTCCACATCATCGGGTCCGCATCTTGATAACCTTCAATGACCTTCCGCTGTGGTGCCGGCAGAAAGGCATTGTCCATGTAGGTGCTTTGAATCTTGATGGCATCGTCAGAGTCAGCCAGGTGATAGCACCAGATGTCAAAGTCAGACGGGTTAAGGTCAGTTATGACCTTAAAACGCGTCCGCATGTCCAGCTGGTCGAAGAGTGCCTTGCTCAAAAGGTTGGCCTCATTGCAGAACAGCAAGTCCCTGCCGGGTCCCTTTGCCCGGTCATGGTCTTCAAGGCCAAAGAACTCAACATATGAGCCTGAGTCAAAGTAGTAGATGTTGTCGGTCTTGTTGTGCATTGACTCATCGTACCACTCCCAGCTCTCCAAGATGTCAAAGAAGTCGCGCATGGCCCCTCGCTTCAGGTGCGGCAATGAGTGACTCACCACGCTGATCTTCTTTTTGCTGTTGTTCGTCCCCCACCATATCAGGCACTGCATAATGCCATAGGTCTTGCCTGACCTTGCCCCACCTTCATGGCATATGTACCTGTGCTGGCCACTCAAAGCCTTTGCCGTCAGCCTGGCAGGCCGGTTCAGCTTAACCCTGATCTCCTGACTCGTCTGACTCAAAGATTACCTTTTTATGCGACAAGTTAACATCTGCATTGACCTTCTGAGTGTTTAGCCGGGCAAGTTCGTCGTCAGATGACAACAGCTTGAACTCAGCTATCTGGAGCGTGGCATTGTCGCTATTCCTCCAGTTCCGGCGCATCTTCTTTTTAATGGCCACCTTCTGTTGCTCTATGGACTTCTTTATGTCGTCGTCTTTGTCTAACTCATGTGTGTACAATGTGGCTCTGTGAGCCTTCATGTACAGGTGAATTTCATTGAACGTAGTAATCTCCTCCCGGTCGATTATTTCCAAAGCCTGACGCTTTAGTTCGTCTCTATCGTATGCCATGTCACAAATTTACACCATTGTCATGCACCTGAAAGTCATGCCCCCATTTTGAGAGCTTAGATGTCAATTCCACCAGTTGATCAGGATGTACATCAATGGTGACAGTTATCCCCTTCCTGGCCGTCTGATCAAGCTTACGCATTACCTCGTTAGTCATGCTTATGACAATTTCGTCTCCTACGCTTGCTAAATCGTTTAGGTTTTGCAGAGAGTGGATGATGGTAGTATGATGCCTTACTTTCCCATTTTTGGCCTCAAATAGCCTTGCAGATGCGCTGTATGTCATGCCGAAGATATCGCGGGCTACTTTATAGCCGATGGCTCTTGCCATGACTGTGTGCCTATCTCTCGTTCTGCTCATCAGCTTGGCCCGAGTTATGCTGAACGTTTGGCATAGTGTGTCAACCAGCAGCTCTCTGTTCTCCTTTGTG